AACTGTCGAATTCTGTCCAAGTGCGTCATTATAACGTGCTGGGCGGAAAATGAAGTTTGCCAATGCTTTATCTTGTTGTAGCTGACAAAATCCTTCACGACCACAAAAGATCAATGGAAGAACATCATATCCCTTGTTCGATTTGTGTGCTTGCTTTGCTCCAATAGATGAAAGCAAAATTCGTGCTTCACCAATGAAACCAACTTCAGAAGGCAATGCTCTATCAGCTCTTGAATATGAAGTTTTAGGTTGGAACTCAGGCAATCTTGTAAGATCCAATGAAAGATCTGTATGACCCATTGCAAAAAACGCATCTGAAATTGGGGCGCTTCCGAAATCTCGTGAAGCTTTCATGCCTTCTACGACTGGCTGTGCATCATTGCTATGCAATGTTTGAATGACATATCCGATATCTTCATAAGTAATATTTGTTGGATTATCACCATTAACACCTTCTGTACAATCATGAGCTGATTCTGTAGCCAAAAGCATGTCTCGTGTAAGCATATCTTCTGTTTTACGTAGCCAACGACCAAGTGAGATTGTTGCCTGTGCCAAGATACCTTTTTGGTTCTGAAGAAGCATCTGCTCATTCAAAATGAGATGTTTTCCAAAGTATTGAATTTTTACATCAATATCTGTTGCACCCCATTCACCTGGAGCTTGCTCTTCACCCTTATCTCCCAATGGAACAAGGTCTACAGGAATGTCGTCGAATTGTCTTTTGCGATATGTATCGCCCGTGTGTGCTGGCATTTGAAACTTATCTGCGCAAATACCGTGAATTAGATTAGACGTCGGAGCCGAAATTGTTTTCTCTGCATAATAAAGAGAAACCGCTGGCGACATAACGTCATTATTAATTACTCCTGCCATAATTTTTCCTAAAATTACGAGTAATAAAATATAACAACACAACATTGAGTAGACGAAGCTCAAGTTATACGTCAAAAGCGAGACTTGCGATCATCTCAATTATACGCAAAGAGTGGGCTGTGAACCCGGTGGGTTGTGAACCCTTTGATGTATTAGAAACACACCAAATACACAAATTAAGTATAAGTAAACTTCTAGTTCTTAAACAACTAAAAAAAACTATTAGCTTCCCGTTTTGTTTGTTCCCATAACGCACGCCTTCTTTCTTCGTATGCATCACCATCCATAAAGGAAGTAGCTTCGGCTATAGCCGAATCAGGAATAGGAGCGCTTAAAGAGGATGCGGAGCGTGGCTTAGTACTATTTTCTACTATCTTCTTTTCTTGCTTGGTTACATTGACCTTAGCGGGAGTAATAAAAGTCTTTACGTGTCCATATAGTGATTCTGTTGCAGATTTCCAGTCAGAAGAATTATTAAGTGCTGTTACTGTCGCAGGATCTTTTTCCATGTATTTTTTAATATTATCTTCTGTCATGACATTGTAAAAGTCGTTATAGCGAGATGCCATAAGTGTTCTAAAGTGAATCATCTCTGTTTCTTGTCTAATAGTTGCTAAGTCCTGCTTGTACTGCTTGCCAGAAACATAATCTTCATCATCGATAGCTTCTTGGATTGGCTTTTTAGCTTCTTCTTGCATCTGCTCGTATAAAGCTAACTTCCTTACGAGTTCTTCGTTCTTCTCTCTTAAGTAAGCAAAGTTTTTCTGTTGATAGCCCTCTGCTTCTTGAAGCTTTATCCTGCTTGCCTCTAATTCTCTTTCTTTATCAATTATAGGTTCTTCAGCAACTTCAGCAGGTTCCGTAGGAACAGGTTCCTTAGGTTCTTCTACTGGTACCTGATCAAGAGGGTTAACAGGTTCTCTTGCTTCTGGAATATCTGTAATAGACAAATGCTCTTCTCCGTTTAATTCTTTATCCGTCATCTCTCTTCTCCTTCGATTCTAAGCTATAATACAATTTATCTAGTGTTCCATTAACGAACTCAACTACATACTTTTTAATTGGATCTAATTTTGCAGGAGCAGAATCCTTGTGCATGTAAAGCCATTCACAAAAATCCTTAGAGGGTATAACCCATAGAACTTTTGGTTGCATCTCATTTCGATCAAATTTATACACCATCTGGTTGTACGCAGGAGGAGGACAAAAGTTTCTTATCTGATATTTAGTTTTAATGGCATTAGGATTACGAAGCTTAGGTGTAATAACAAATACGTAGAAATCACCCGTATATTCTTTTATGCCTCTTTCAATTGCCTTCTCCATCTCACGTGGAAAGTTTATCTTTGCTTGTTGGTGAACAAGATCCCTTGCATCCGCCCATGGTTCAGTAATTAAAATTCTATTCGCAGCCTCACTTACTGTTTCCATTCTTTTTTTTGTCAATCGATCCTGATGGAGTATATGGTTTATTTCCTTGCTGCTGAAATCCGTTATAATCTTCTTCATTCTTAAATACCCTCTCTCCAAAAGCTGGTGGCTTACCGAGTATATCTAACCAAACCTTCTTTCCTTCATCTTCATCTCTTATCATTGTTGGCATATCTTATCCTTTAATTTAGCGTTGGTGAGGCGTAAGCCCCCACCTCACCAACTAGAAGAAGAAGCCTTTAGCGCTTGTTTAACTGAGACTTAAGCATATTACGATCGGCTGCTTTTTGACGATCAATTGCCTCAGGTGTTCCATTAATTGATTCTGTTCCCTGTGCATCCATAGAATTTTTAACAAGTCTCTTTACGTATTCATCAGGTGTTGCACTCGACTTGCCCTCTTTAGGTGCAAGTGCTGCATCCATCGCATCTAATCTTGCGGCATCATTCATACCTGTATAAAATCCACCCTTGTATGTTGTCTTCATACTCTCTCCTATTAAATAGTTATCTCTGCTCCTGGACGTGGTGAACTTAATCTTCCAGAAGTCCTACCCGATTCCACACTCTCCGAAACCCCAACGCCATTATTTACTTTAGGTAACGGTTGCTTCGCAGATTCTTTTTCTACAACTGTTCTCATTACTCCCTGGGTCTTAGCCTCAGGTTCTACCTGTCTCATCATATTCATGAGATCAATAAACTTAGTAAATTGATCAAGCTCAACATTATCAAGCTCTTTCATTGCCTTTACAACACTTAGTTCGCCTAATGCTCTATCCTTCTTGGCCTCAGCATAACGTTCTTCAGCAGAAGCCTCATTCTCTGCTATCTGACTTACAGCCTCATGTCCTCGACTCTTATCAAGGAATGCTCTAGATTCAGCAAGTTCTTTACGTGCTGCTTGTTCTGCTAGATCACCTTGAAGCTTCATCTGAGCCATTTCTTGTTGTTGTTGATCAGCTTGTCCGATAGCGGCTATAAGATCTTTCTTGTTCTGAATAGTAGATGCCTCTACCAATACAGATGGAGGAATATTTACGCCCTGTTTCTGTAAAAGAGAAAGTTCTGCAAACTGCATCTGTCGCTGCGTCGATGTATTTAAGCCATCTTCCACAACGCAGTCATATTTGCCAAATGCTTTGTTGTAGAATTCAGCAGTTGGCTGTTCGTCGATAATTCGTTGTACTTTTCCAGGCGTGAAATTATTCTGCAAAACGTGCATAGAAACTATAGCTAAAATACGCTGCGAACGATCGATAGAATCAAATACTCCCTGCTGTGTCACAAGTCCGGCAAGCTGTCTCTGCATAGCAAGGAAGCCTGCAACATCTTCTGTTGCCGTACCAACCATCTCATCACTAACACCAGCTATTTCCTGTATCTCTGTACCCATTGTTGCAGAAGCAGTAAACATAGTTGGATCTAGTGGAGGAGCCGACATTTCTTGAACATCATCAAGATTAGCTTTCTTGGAAATACATAACGCCTTGCCTTGTCCCGTTAGATAGACATCGTCAGGCCGAACCAACGCACCAGCTTTGTATTTAATAGCTGTTGTTATTCTGCTTTCCATAATATCTAACTCTATAACCTTTCTACGATTATAGAGGTACTGTGGATCACGTAGCCCTCTTACAATGCCCTGTATCTTCCACGACATTTCTTTTGCCTGTGGAGCAAAGTAAATCAGAAAGGGAACAAATGGATATTCATCTATTCCAAGTGGATTCGCACCATCGTAAAAGACTTCTCCGTTAACAGTAATCGCTAACCTTACGGTTCTTACCATTGACTCAAAAAGTTTTACTTGTGGGTACTCTTTCAGATAACGATCTAAAGC